AAATAGAGAACCAAACCCAACAATAGCTGATTTAATACTTCCATGATAGAATGGTGTGTCAAACATCATACATCTCCGAAAGGATTATTAGCATCAAATAATATATCTGCTGATTGTTTTTTGAATGTGTTATTGTCTCCATATGAATCTACTTTGTCAATATCGTTTATAATCACAGCTTCTATTGTTGCTCCTGTTCCATCACCAACGATTTCGACAAAAGGAGTTGTCTTGTATCCGAATCCAGCCGATGTTAGATTTACGCTAGTTATTTTTCCATTAGTTATAACAGCATTCGCAGTTGCCCCGGCACCAGTATTACTTACAATTCTCACAGTGGCAGTTGTATAATTATTACCTTGATTTAATACATTAATTGATGATATAGAACTATAATTACTATCGCCAATTGTAGTAGAAAATGTTTTTAGTGTCTCGAATACATCAATTTCTTTGTTACCGGTGTCCATTCTCTCGGAAGCATATTGGAACAATTCAACCTGAAGTTTATAAACATATAATTTTCCCAATTGATAGAAAGGGTCTTGGTGTTGAACAAATTTAATTTCAAAAAGACCTTTCGTGAGTGGAAAATAAATTAGATCCCCCTCGTTGGGTCTGCTTGGTACAGTTGTTACACCGTATCTACCTACTAATTGTTCCCAACGTCTACGGGCAACAACAAGTGTTGCGGATTGTTCTACCATCAATCCAAATTTTTGAATCATAAATCCACTACCACCGAACGAGTCGATGTTTTCAAAATACATTTCAATTGGAAACGAATATTTGAAATGTGATAATCTGTCTTCACCTAGAATGTCATCTTTTGATACCAATGTCCTAGGAATATACATGACTTCATTACCATACATACGTAATGATTCAATGATCAAGTCTTCTATTAGATATTGCTCATTTTTTGTACCATTCGTGAAATATGGATTTATAGTAGACATGTATTATCCCACGAACCAGCTTAATGGAGCGGATTTGGTCATCAACTCATCTTCTAAATCTTTGATTTCACCAGTTGCTTCTTGATATAATGACTCGCCGTCGAGAGTTACACCACCTGGTAACTGTATACCAGAAAACTTCTTGATATTAATAGCCCATTGTTTTTTGAATAAAGCAGTAGTATAATGTTTTAACCATAATTCGTTCCACAATTTAGGTGCGGATGCTGGATCCAACGCCCCATAACCATCAATTATAATATATTGACCAATATGTGCTTCCTGTGACCATTTAATATCAAGATATAATTTATTAGTTAAACGATTAAATCTAATATCAGGTTTAGAATTTAATTCCATATCTAACATAGCAATATGCTGCATCATAGTTTTATAATATATCATAGATGTTGATGATATATCATACAAATCATGTAATCTTAACTGATATTGAAGATCAAATATATTTTTAGATGAAGATGCCTGTGATAATGGAATTACTCGGGTAACACCATATATCAAATCCGATAGTGTGATATACTTATTATCATAGACACCTCTATAGAATGAATTGGTTGCTGCTAGGGTAGCGGTTGTTGTGCCGCCAGAAACAGTTTCACCATCGAGAAATGTGCCTGTTACATTTATAATCAATAATAAATTATCTGCTGTTGTCCTAGATTCAGGTGTAGTACCCTCATTCAGTTTTACGTATGCTGTGGCACCCGACACAGCTCCGGTGATTTTGATTCCGTCTTTAAAATCTTGAGCATTATTAGTTGTAAGATTTAATGTTGATGCGGTAATCAAGTATTTGGCATATAATTGTTCAATACCCTCTGAATGATATAATCTCCAGTATTCCAGTGCTTCATCGATACGATCCTCCAACTGATCGTCGTCAACATTTATTTCGATAACTGGAGAACCCAGCGCACGTAGAGCGTATTGTTTTAAGCCATCTCTGGTTGAAATTGCCATCGTCGAATCTCTGTTTATTTTTTATTATTTATTAATTGTTCTTCAAGAAGTTTTATTCTTTCGAATTGTTCTTTTATTGCTTCGACCAAAAATGGAATAATACCTTGATAATTTAATGTTAGTGTCTTGGTATCCGGATTTGTTTGTACCAATTCTGGTAATATTTTATCAACTTCTTGAGCAATAAATCCATATGATTTATGACCAGAATCTTTCCAGTTATAAGAAACACCATGGAGATGATTTATAATGTCTAATGCGGATTGAATACCAGTGATATTTTCTTTTAGATTTTTGTCAGAACTAGTATTGAAGTTTGGTGCGTTTACGTCGCCCGTGAATGTTGCTCCAGTTAAAGCAGCAGCACCAATTGTATTATGTGATATTGTAACAGCAGAAGAACCGTTAAATGTTGAACTAGAAGCCGCACCCGTTCCACTATTATTGAATGTCACAGATGATAATGTAACATTAAATGATTTGATTTCGTTTGATGTATTTTTGAAATATAATTTTTCATCGGTATAGTTAATAGCTAACTCACCGTAATCCAAATCAGCAGTGGTGGGTATTTTAGAAGTGACAGAAGACTTCTTGATTAAGACTTTGTTTGTCATTACAATTCCTAAAAAGGATTAAAACTGGTGGGAGTAAAAACTCCCACCGACAATTCCAATGATTAATACGTACCGCCGTCGATATTAAAACCATCCAACGTGGATGTAGTCGAACCAGCACCTGTTAAATTAGTTCCAACATAAACAGATTTAGCAATTGACAACCCACCACTTAAAACTACAGGAGCAGTGCCAAGAGCAGACGCATCGGTAGTAGAAGTGAATGTTGCACTACCTGATGCCGCTACAGTTGTTCCTGAAAACGATGATGCCGTAATAGTCTTATTACTTAATGACTCTGTGCCAGTTAATGTAGAGAGTGTTCCAGATGTTGGTAATGTGACGTTAGTAGCACCTGTTTGTGTTAATGTTAAAGCATAAGCACCAGATGTTGTAAAGGAACCAGAGGTCGTAATATTACCACCCAATGTGATAGTATTTGAACCGTTATTTACACCAGTACCACCATATGTTGGACTGATAGTAGAACCATTCCAGGTACCACTGCCGATAGTACCAAGTGTAGTGATAGATGTTTGACCAATATAACTCGAAGATATATCAATAGAATCTGCGGCAACAGTTATGCGATTTGTGGTACCAACAACGTCAATTATATTACCAGTTTTCGTTAAACCGTTTCCGGCAGTAATCTGCCCAGCACCCGAGAACTGAACGAAATTGATAGCAGTTGTACCGATAGTAATTGCGCCATCAGTAGAACACACGAAACCAGCATCTGAGTTAGTAGTGCCTTCTTCAACGAAAGTAAATACACCACCTGTAATTTCAGAAGATGGTGAGTTATCGGCATCTGTTGCCCGAGTTAATATCCAGTTTGTAGACGCAGAACCAACATTCGTAACAGTATAGATACCGTTCTGTAGACCTGCTGATTGATCCTTAACAAGAACACGTTCATTGAGTGATAGAACAATGGAATCTATAGTTAATGCTGTTTGTGTTCCAGAGTTTGTTAATGTAGCACCAACACCTGAAGTACCATTAGAGTATGTTGATGTTAATGAAGTTGTTGTGGCTACACGGACAGAATCTTTAACATCAAGACCTGTTTTAACAGCGTCAACATAACTTTTAGTGGCGACTACATTTGAATCAATACCAAACGTAACACTGTTTGAAGTGGCATTAACAATTGAAATGATACCAGTGCCACCCGCGAACGTCAGTGTGTCGGTAGCAAGAGCAATAGTATCACTACCAGTATCACCTGCTATACCAAGAGACGTAACTATATTTGCGGTAGAAGCAGATGTTACTTGACCCCGAGCATTGATTGTTAATACAGGAATTTCTGTCGCAGAACCATATGTAGCCGCTGAAACACCAGTATTAGTGATCGATATAGTTGATGTATTTCCGGCATCACTATTAGTAATAGTAATACCAGTTCCGGCAGTAATGGCACCACCAACTGTATCATAGATATATTCAGATAATGGTGTAGCGGTATCACCGATATAAGGATTACCAATAACAGTTTTACCAGTTCCAACCGGAGTAATATTAATATTACCATTTGTATCTGTAGAACTGATAGTATTAGTAGTACCAGTGATAGTAATATTTCCAACATTAATATTGTTGATTTTACTATTAGAATCTACGATGATAGCAGATGATGCGGTCAATATTCCTGGAGTATGATCCAGCATATCAGTAAAATACTTACCACCGATGACAACATGATTCGCGGCGTTACCAGCAGTT